CGAAAGAATAGACGAGGCTTTTCCTACAGGCTATTTCGATTCGACTAATTTTCCTGTAATCAGTAGTGTAGGAAATATATATAATAGATGTATAATCTTTGACGGTCAAAGTATTCACTCTGCAGGGCCTTACTTTGGCAATACCGATGAAACCGGACGTTTAGTCCATTTATTTTTCTTTGAGTAATAATATGAAATTTAGTGTAATAACCCCCGAACATACAAAAGAAAACCTTCCCTTTCTAAGAGAGTTATACGATAGTCTCGTTGCTCAAACATACAAAAATTGGGAGTGGGTAGTTTATTGTAACGGTGTAACCGTTGACGACATAAAGTTTTGCGAAGACGAAAGAGTACTTTGGTCTGACGAGATTAGAGAACATGAGCGCGTCTATCTTAATGAAAAGAGCATTGGAGATATAAAAAATGCGGCAGCTTCTCTCGCGACAGGGGATATAATTACAGAAGTTGACCACGATGATAAGCTTCATCCAGACTGTTTACAAGAACTATTTAATGTATATAGTACAGAGCCTCAAGTAGGTTTTATATACACAGATTGTTTGTATATGCCTGAACCTGGTCAGGTGTTTCATCCATTTCAGGAACGTATGGGATGGACTCATCATTATGAAGAATGGCATGACACTCCGGGACACACTGGAGTTGTTACTCATTCTTTTCCTGTATCATCTAAATCTGTAGGTCAGATTTGGTGGGCTCCTGATCACGTTCGAAGTTGGAGAAAAACCGTATATGATAGTGTGGGAGGGTATAATCCTGAAGATTGGTCTTGTGACGATCTTGATCTAATAATAAGAACTTATCTTAGTGGTACAGAAATGAGGCATATCCCAAAAGCTTTATACTACTATAGAGTAACAGGCAGTAACAATTCTCTTACAATAAGAAATGAGCATATACAAGTTGCTTGCATAGATAAGTTTAGAAATAATGTTACAAACCTTGCTCTAGTAGAGGCTGGAAAAAGAAACCTCGCAGCTATCGAGTTAGGTGGAGGAGAAAGTAGTACCTGGCCTGGGTTTACTAATATAGATCTTCGGCACGGTGATATTAAACACGATCTAAATGATGGTATACCTCTTCCAGACAACTCAGTAGGAGTTATTAGAGCTTGGCACATTCTTGAGCATTTATATGATAAGCAAAAGATTATAGAAGAATGTTGGAGAGTTCTGGCTCACGGAGGATGGCTGTTAGTAGAAGTACCGAGTACAGATGGTAGAGGGGCTTTCCAAGACCCTACACACGTAAGTTATTGGAATTCAAATTCTTTTTGGTATTATTATCGAGAAGATAAAGCTCGGTTTCTCCCTCCTTCTCCAGTAAGATTTCAGCACTATGATACTGCTAACTATGACTGGGGAGATAATATTATAGCAACTCGAGTTGCTTTAGTTGCTTTGAAAGATCCTGACGGAGAGAGGTTTCCTGGAGAGTTGCTAATATAGTTCTATTACTTGAGACATATTCTTACCTCCAAAACCAAAAGAATTATTCATAGCCCAGTTGTTGTCAGATCCAATACCTCGATTGCTATATGCAAGAAGATTTCTTTTATCAAAAGAACATTTATCTAAGTTTTGTATATGAGGAATCATACGGGCTCTAAACGCTTCAAAAAGATGAATAGTTTCGAGTATCCCAGATGCGGCCACAGTATGCCCTAGTTTACTTTTGGGAGCCCATAGAATAGGATTATTAGAATGTACCCTATCTATTGCTTTATACTCCGTTATATCCCCTATAGAGGTAGAGGTTGCATGACAACAAATACTATCTACCATACTTACAGGAGAGTTTTCTAAAGCTTGCCTCATTGCTTGAGTAGCTCCTCTGCCGTCCTCTGCTGGGCTTGTTAAACTTAATCCTTCGGTAGCATGACCCGGCTCATATAATTTAGCAACAGGTTTGCTATTAAATTTATCTACATTCTCCTTACTTTGAAGTATTACAACTCCAGCGCCCTCTCCCATTACAAAACCTGATCTATTATCATCGAAAGGACTATTATCCGAAGACAGCGCTCCTATACTATCAAAGCCTTCCAGAGTAGTTTTATAAATACCCGCGTCAGCACCTCCGACTATTACATAGTCATATTTGTGCAAGATGCGCATGGCATAATCAATTCCTACTAATCCAGTAGCACAAGCAGCAGCCACAGAAGTGGATAACCCATGAAATCCCCAGTGATTACACACATGATAGGTGCACATATCAGTAATAGTATTTACAAGACTTCGGAGAGGAATTCTTTTTCCTGCAGCTCTTTTTGGAAAGTTTTCCTCATTGAGTTCGCCTTCAGAAAGAGTAGAAGAAAGAATAACAGCAACATTAGGAACAATGGGAAGGGTTGAGTGCTCCAAGGCAAGATTGGTTGCGTGCATGAAAAATTTCTGCGCACGACTGTTGTTTCGGGGCTTCCATCCGCTAGGGTATACTATAGTATCATCGTCAACAGGATAAGCCATGAGGCCAAGATCATCAAACCATGTCTTATAGTCTACATTATCTAAAGTTTTTTGGAAACTGGACCAAGGATTATTTCCAAGAGTATCTATTGATCCATATCCAACCACATAAGCTTCTAATCCAGCCACAGAGCTTTCCTTAAGTCAGGGGCAAAAAAGTTAGGCCCTTTAAGTACTTTTCCATCTTCACGGTAAATAGGGACTCCGTTCTCATCGAGTTTACTCATATTACTTGCATGAACTTCTGTAAAGCAAGCATCAAGATCAAGACCAAAGGCGTGACCTGCTCCGTAAATAACATATAATAAGTCAGTAAGCGCATCTGCTACCTCCACTTGGTCTTTATTAGCAATAGCTATTTTTAGCTCTTCCAGTTCTTCTTCGATTAAATCCACTCTTAGTTCTCTAGTTGAGAAGTCTGGCCAGCTAGGTTCTAAACGTACCTCCTGTCCAAAAGCCTCCATAAAATCACCAACTAGTTCAAAGTTAGTTCCACTTAACATTACATCAACCATCTTGAGTTCTCCAAACTCCAATTAATTACTTGATCCAATCTATCTCGAATCGGTTTAGGCTCCCATCCCATCGTTCTTAGCTTATCTCCATCAAGAGCATAACGAAGATCATGTCCGGGTCTTTGAGAGTGAAAATCTACCATTTCATATTTACATTCTTTACCTATCGTATTTGCAATAATTTGAGCTAACTCTAAATTATCTAGCTCTTCTGCACCTACTATATTAAATTTTTTACACTTTGTTTCATTATACTCAGTAGGAGCTTTAGAAAGATCAGTGTTTAATAAAAATAATAAAGCATCCGCTACATCAGCAGCATGTATATAATGTCTTGATCCAGCCTTAGTTTTCTCTTTATTACTATGTACTGTAATTACTTCTTCGTCCCGTACCCGTTTAATACACATTGGAATAAACTTTTCTGGATGCTGACGCTCTCCAAATACATTCATAGTATGTGTAATTATAGCAGGAAGACCATAAGTATTTTGATACGCAACTACAAATTCTTCCCCTCCTGCCTTACTAGCAGAATAAGGATTAGTAGAGTTATACCTATCATTTTCTTTATACTTCACGTCATCAGGGGCGGGCCCAAACACTTCATCTGTGGAAAAGTAGACAAACAAAGGAGGTCTTTTATGACTTTTTACAGTTCTTGCATAGTCTAACAAGTTTACAGTTCCTACAACATTGTCAAGTACAAACTCCATGGGATAATCAATAGATCTATCTACATGAGAGCCTGCAGCCATGTGAGCAATATAGTCAACTTCTCCAATGGCGGAAGCAATTTGGGGATTTAAAGGAGCTTTCAGATCGTGGTGAACAACTTTTACCCTTCCCAGATGGCCTGCAGTGTTTGATACTACCTCTGCAAGCCTATTCAGATTTCCACTGAAATCTAGTCTGTCAAGTGTTACAATATCCCAATCTGTTTCTATTAAAATTTTCTCTACTACATGGTGGGCGATAAAGCCTGCTCCACCCGTGATTAAAATACGCTTATTGCTTTTGAGCACGAATCCTCCTTTGCTCTCTTATTCTAGCAGCCTTTTTATTATTTTGTCTAGCTACTGATGGTTTAAGATAATACTGTCTTTCACGTACTTCAAACAGCTTATCCAGGGTTTTTCTTTTTAAACTACGGATTGCTTTTTCAACATTCCCATTTTTAACTTTTATTTCCATAAACTACTTATATTTCTTGAAGTCGTTATAAACTTGTTTGATGTAATCTTCTGATACATTAAATTCTCGACTTCCCATTTTAGCTATATCTTCTTCTGAAAAAGAAGAATAATATAATCCTTCGACATACATTAAAATTTCTTTAATTTTCATGCAATTTCCTTTAAAAATACATTTCCAGACACACTCACCCTAAACTCGTCAGAGGTGTAGAAAGGAAAAACAGTGTGAGTTAAATTAGCCGGAAAAAACACCATTCCACCCTCCTCACTTTCTTGTATATCTGTAACAAACCTGCCAATACAATCCAAATGCTGAAACGCAAAACATCCTGCATACTTATTTGGAGTATCCCAAAGTTTAGCTTCTTCTTCTAGACTGTAAGGCACTTTAATCCAAATTACATAAGAAAAAAGCCCTGAATGAGTATGAGAAGGATTAAATTCATACTTTTGCATAAAGTTAATCCATATTGGACCCATATCAATCTCATAATCTATTCCTGTTTTGTTGCTCCCTCTTTTCATTTCCTGTTCAACTAAACCTGAACCGAAAGTTTCATCATAAAGCTCGACACACTCAACAATCTGCTTATTAATTTCAGCTACTAAAGAAGGATGTTCAAGAGAGTATTCGTGCTTTAAGTGTCCCGCTAAATACTTCTGGTACTTGTCTAAGCCTTTAAAGTTTGTTTTCTCCATTTTTACTGCTTCTGCTTGAAGCATTGTAAGTAACGAAGGATCAATTCTTCCTGTAACGTACCCTGCTGCTGTATTAACTTTTGCGCTTATCATGGTTTTTTAAACCACCAGCCTCTTGCTTTTAAGTAGGCAACTTGCTTAACTATAGAGTTATGTGTTCTACCTGGTAGAATGTTTTGCATCTCTTCCCCTCCCACAAAATAATAATGATCACGTAAAAGCATTCTTTCTTTATAACTCCAAGGCTTTTTTCTGTAATTTTTCATAAGTATATTATACGATAAAAGTAGGTTTAAGTCAAGTTTTATTTTTTTACCCACCACCGTTTAAAAAATAATTCTTGACTTTAGTTGCTTTCTTCTGTAAAATAGTATTCAGAAATTGAGAGAAGCCAGAGACACAATTTATAGTGATAAGGCAGTAAAGATCTCGGTGAAAGAAATCACTCGGCCGAAGCTCCAATTTCTCCATATTTCCTTCCTCTGGCTAAGTGGAAGGGGTCAGCTGGGACGCCAAAGTACCCAGCCGTTCAGATACTCGTTCGTTAAGGCAGTATCCGTCCTCCGTAGCTACTACTATCATGACGAAAAAGGTAAACAGAGCAAAAAAGTTAAACACACGAAAATTACTAGATATTGTTATGGGTGTTTAACTACAGTGGAGGGACTTATTCAGACCATAACCACAGTCCCCCATCAGGGGTGTCCTATAGCCATCTCGTGAGGGACACGTCGAAGTGAAAGTAGGTAGGTAGTCACTTCACCATAAAAAGGAGAACAAATGCCAGGAATGGTAATTGCAATGTTGTTAATTGGAGCTGTACTTGTAAAAGACGGCAACCGAAGACTTGATGAAAAATGTGCGCAGGAAGTCCTTGACGGAATCGCAGAATCTCATCAAGAATGCAGGAACTACTATATCCAAAAGAAACGGTAGTTTAGACGCTTAACAATTTTCTAATTTTAGACCTCGATACACTACTTTAGTGGTGATCGAGGTTTTTTTATGTCTTAAGCAAAAAAATTTCTTGACATTCGACCTAAATTTAAGTATAATATCCCCTGATTGGAATTAAAAATCAAAAGCAAACCGGAGAATTTTATGTTAACAATTGAACTAATAGCTATCTTTGCTTTTTGTATGATTGGAACAGGGCTCTCATCCTTTTTTCTAGGAAGAAAAGAAGGTATGGAGGCTCTAATAGAACACTTTATAGATGAAGGTATATTAGAGTTAGACGAAGACTAGTGTACCTTTGTATTTGTAATGCTATATCGGAGAAAGATCTTTTAGAAGAACCCTTTTTAGTGAATAAAATTGGTACTGTTTGTGGAAAATGTATTGAAAAACATAATGCTCGTATTTCTTGTGGGCAGATTGATTTTTTAATTGCGCCTCAAGATAGACTACCAGACTGTGAAAAAGCTTAAGGAAGTAAAATGAGCGAACCCGCCCTAGAGGCATTAGTAGAAGATAAAGTATGTAATTTGTGTAACACTAGAAAGAGTCTTTCAGAGTTTCATGGAAATGGCTACCAGCCTAACGGCAGAAAGAAGTATAAACCTTCCTGTAGACAATGTTCAAACTCAAAAGATTACAAGCAATTTTATACGAGACTGAGCACCGCTCTAGCAGTCATAGGGAAATCGTGGGAGTGTGAAGTCTGTGGTTATGATAAAAATTTATCTGCTATTGCCTTTCATCATATTGATCCTTCCCTTAAATCGTTTGAAATATCAAAGCGAAGACATGGAACAGTTGAGACTTTTGTAGATGAACTAAAGAAGTGTGCCGTCTTGTGTCAAAACTGCCATGCTGAGCACCATAGTCCTCAGCTTTTAAAAGAAAAAGTTTTTGAAGAATTAGAAATACCTTTTCAGTGAAAGTAACTTTATTAAAAATCCAAAGGCAAGGTATTTTAAAACAACTTGAAGGAAATTCTAACCTAGGATTGGAGTTAGGAGTAGCAGAAGGGGTGTTTTCTCGTAGAGCTATAGCTTCAGGTAAGTTTAAAAAGTATATAGGAATAGATATGTATTCCGACAGAGGACATGATTTATCGCAGTATAAGAAAGCTTTATCTTGCGTAGGTATTTTTTCTGAATATTCTTTGTTGAAAATGCGGTTTGACGAGGCATTAGACTTATTTGAGGATAATAGTCTTGACTTTATTTATGTTGATGGGTATGCTCATACTGGCGAAGAAAACGGTCAAACCTTTTATGACTGGTGGCCCAAACTTAAGCCTGGAGGTATGTTTGCGGGCGATGACTATGATAAAAAGAAGTGGCCTTTAGTATACAACAACGTAAATAAGTTTTGCGAAGATAAAGATATAAAAGAATTATTTGTAACAGGTATAGTGGAAAATAATACCTGGAGTCGCTATCCCACTTGGATGGCATGGAAACCGCAAGCACTCGTTGCCTGCGACAGAACTCGAAAGAGTTAGGAGTAGAAAAAAGTATCACGTAATGGTAAAAACATTAAAAAAAGCAAGAAATGTACTAGTGTTTCATGGGGACACCCTAATAGTTGTTGGCTCAGTCATAATGATGACTGTATTGTTCGCACCTATAATGTAGTAAACTTATTAAAGAGAAAAAGCAATGGACCTAATTCCTCCATCTAAATGTGTTATTTTAAAAACACAGTCAAAAGGCTGGGGCGTTTTTGCTATTGAGCCTATAAAAGAAGGTGAAATAATAGAAGAATGCCCTGTAATAATTGTATACGATAGAAACGATACAAGATTAGACCTGCTGGCTGATTATAGATTTAATTACCCTGCAGGCAGTGGAGCTGACGATTGGCAGTATCAAGTACTTCCAGCAGGTTTTGGTTGCATATATAATCATTCAGATAATAATAATGCGTACTGGACTAATCATCCTACTAAAGACTTGGTATTTGTTTATGTTGCGGCAAAAGATATACCACAGGGAACAGAAGTCTGTACGTACTATGGCCCCCAGAATTACTGGGATAGCTATGGTAGAGATAAAGTGGAGAAGCTATAATGAACAGAGAAGAAATTTTCGAGACACTAAAAGTCGACGAGGGAGTCAAGTATGAAATATATGCAGACCATCTCGGGTATCACACCTTTGGTGTGGGACACTTGGTCACCAACGACGACCCTGAATGGGGTGAACCGTTCGGCACCAAGATCTCCGAGGAGAGAGTATGGGAATGCTTCGAAAAAGACCTCGACACCTCAATCAGTGAGTGTCATGTGTTATACGGCAAAGGGGTCTTTGATGAATTTCCCGAGACCGTCAAGCAGGTCGTGGTTAATATGATGTTTAACATGGGCAGACCTAGGTTGTCTAAGTTCAAGAAATTCAATGCAGCACTCCTTGCTAATAATTGGAAGGAAGCAGCAGTTGAGGGACGCGACTCACGATGGCATAAGCAAGTAACGAACCGAGCAGAAAGGCTCATGGTACGTTTAGAGCAAATGTAATGCCCTGGCTTATCCTAGTCTTCTTAATGGCTGCAGGAGGTGGATATGCGTATCATACTGCAACTGTCGCTAAACTGGAGAGTGCTGTTGTTCAGCTTGAAGCTAACAATCGTACTTTAAAAGAGAATCAAGTCCAGATGGAATTAGCAGTACAAACTGCACAAGCATCACTCAAAACTGCTGAAGATAACGCTAAGAAATCAGAAGCCGCAATGTCAAGTCTCACCGCAAAAAATATGCAGCTACAAAGAGACAAAGATAATGCAATGAAGATATTCAAAGATCATAACCTCACGAGACTTGCGAGAGCAAAACCTGGCATGATTGAGAAACGCGCGAATGCAAAAACTGCAAAAGTATTTAGGGAGCTAGAGAATGATACAAAAGAACTTATGGACGCTGATGACAGCGAGCCTGCTTCTTCAGGGGTGCCAGTGGCTTCCGAAGTTTCCGGCGGCTCCAATACCTCCGGAACCACAGATAATAACGGTAACTGAGAAAGTACCTCTTCGGATTTACCAGCCACCGTTACCTGCGGAGATTGATTTACTTGATGTAAACTTTTTCGTAATTACGGAGGAGAATCTTGATGAGCAAGTAAAAACTATCGAGAAGATGTTAGACGGGCAGTTTGTAGTGTTTGCCCTTACCCCCGACGGGTATGAGAAGATGGCAGAGAACTTTCAAGAAGTTCGTAGGTACGTTAGACAACAAAAAGAGCTAATCATTTATTATAGAGAAGCAACCACGGAGTCTGAAGGTACTAGTGCTAAAGACTGGATGGAGAGTAATGAACCCTGAGATTATACCGGGCAGTGGGACTCATATAGTTAAATTTAAACATTGGAAAACAGGAGAAATTTTAGAGGTGAAAGGAGAAATCCCAACAACATTAAATAATCCTAAATCTGATAGGATAGTAATATTAAACAGTAAAGGCTGGTACGAGGATATAATTAAAAATACTATTGTGAGCGTCTGTAGATGCCCATAGAGAAATATACAGTAGTATTTTATACAATATCCCACAAGCCTGAAGAAAGCGAGTATAATACGGACGAATACAGCAGAGCGCTCTATGTTGCAAATAGAAAAGCTGAAGAAGGATTCTTACCTGTATATATTGTAGACAACGAACTTGAAGAGGTAGTATTGGACGTATGAGACAGACAGAATTAAATTTAGGTGCAGAACTAAAATCTCCCTATAACGGAAAATTTTGGTGTTGGTACAGGCAGGAGTTTTTTACTTGGCCTGAATATATATCTTGGTTTAAAAATAAAGGACTTTGATGGACTTGAGTAAGCTAAATAAATTAGTAATCACAATGGAAGAGTGTGGGGAATTGATTCGCGCCTGTTCAAAAGTAATGAGACACGGAGTAGATGATCCCAAATATCTACAAAACTTGCAGGAAGAAATGGCAGATGTAAAGGCTATGATAACGATTATTGGAAAAGCATATGATCTGGATCCTAGCAAAACAGAAGATTACGTGCAAAAAAGACTCACAAAAATGAGTACTCCAGGGTATGAATGAGTAAATAGTTCTTGACAAATATCTCTTTTTTAAGTATAATACTCCCATGAATATATTTGTACTAGATGAAAATATCGATTTGTGTGCTCAATACCATATTGATGCGCACTCAGGTAAAATGCAGTTAGAGGCTGCACAAATGCTATGTACAAATCATTGGGTGGATAAGTATCTAGGTTATGTACCTAGAAAACTAACTTCGGAAGAGTGGGGTATACTTAAAGAAGCCAAGAAAAATACAGACAGGGACTTTCCCTATCTGCCTACTATGTACAACCACCCTTGTACTATCTGGGCTCGTGAGTCACAACAAAACTATGAATGGCTATTCTGCTATTCACACGCTCTCAACCAAGAACATATATACAGAGGTGGAGCAAATCACAAATCTTTTTCAGAAGTTATCAGTAAACTGCCAGACATGGATCACTTACCTAGCACAGGGCTTACTCCCTTTGCGCAAGCTATGCCAGAAGAACTAAAAAGCAATAATGCAGTAGAGTCTTATCGTATGTTTTATATGAAAGATAAAGCAGCTATTGGTAAAGGTGCTAACTGGAAAGTTCGCGGTAAACCTTACTGGTGGAGCGAAGAGATAGCAGATTATGATAATAGAATATCAGGACAGAAATGAAAAAGAATGTAATTGACTGGGCAGGAGAAGCTAGAGGAACGGCAGATGTTGTGTTTACTAGGCTTTGTAACTTAGAAAGAAGCCGTGTCAATACGGAGACAAACCTAAGTGATATATGGAACTCTAGGATGCTAAGTACTCTATACACTCATCATATGAGTGTAGAAGATTGTGTTATGTGCTTGGTATACAAAGCTGAGACCGAAGATAAAAAATTAGTAGATATACTAGAAGAAATATTAATAAATAGACGAGAAAAGGTGCTTAAAAATGACAATACGTGAATGTCTCACTAACGAAGCTATAGATAAGTTCATGCTCGAAGAACTTGATAATGCTTTAGAGAACGCATTAGATCAAAAAGCCCCTAAACATTGGGAAGACGATTCTTTGATAAGATCACTTCATGTTGTAAGAGCATTTTACAGTGTGCCAGGAACTTATATGGAAGGTGCATACGATGGATACGATGGCTAATCTGGAAGGTATTAAAGAAAAATTTCAAGATAGCACTATGTCTAAGGCTGGACGTCTTGCAATGGAGCTGAATGCTGAAAAGAAACGTCTCAAGCATGAGATGGAAGAACTACAAGCTCAAGTAGACGACATGACACCAGTCACACCTACAGGTACTGTTGATAGCTATGTAAAGTGGGTGGCAACTATAACAGGAGTAGCTGGTGTATTTCTTATGAGTGCAGGCTTTGGAATTGAAGGAGAGTTCGCATACCTTGTAGCAGCGTGTAGCTGGGTCTTTGTAGGCAGTGTTTGGAATGATAAAGCAATTATGATAGGCAGTGCCATAAGTGGTACCGCTGTATTAATGAATATATTAACCCAGTATGTATTGTAGAAACTGTGGGGAGGATATGAGTGGAGATGGGTACACACTACCTTTCCATTGTATAAATGTTAGTGAAGAGGACTGGTGGTATAGTCCACCAGATTCTGGGCCTTACTATTGCGACGGAGATGAAGAATGAGTTAGTATGGCAAAAAACAAACAAGAAGCATTAGCAGATTTAAACAAGCGATATAATAAAACTTTATCGCTTTTACAAGATAAAAAGGAATCAAAGATGAAAGCAGTTGAAGGACGTACAGATAGTGTAAACATCGTATTCTGTGACAATGGAGTATATATTGAGTATGATGATAAAGATAACAATTGGAAGCATCACAAAAGAGTTTTTACTCAACTTGAAGATGCTCTAGAGGCCGTTAGTTGGCTATGGAAGCCTGAAGACGAGGAGTGCTAATGACAACCGAAGTTAAGTTAGTAGGCATGACTATGCCGAGCGCAATTACAGGGTGTCATACAGCAAACGATCTTATAGCTTATGCAGCTCGTGTAAGCAACCCTGAAAATCAAAATAACACAAAAACTTCTTCTAAGCTTTTACGTTATTTGATTAAGGAAGGTCACTGGTCCCCGTTTGAGATGGTATCAGTAACTATGGAAATTAAGACAACCCGAGACATTTCTCGACAAATAATTCGCCATAGATCTTTCTCTTTTCAAGAGTTCTCACAGCGTTATGCTGTTAGTGAGAAATTTAGTGTAACTAGAGAAGCAAGAAAACAGCACCCTACAAATCGTCAGCTAAGTATGCAAGACGAAGATCCTGTAAAACAGAAAAAAGCTCAAGAAATTTTTAGTGAAATGCAGGCAGAAGTTGCAAGAGTAGCAAAAGATCATTATGAAATGGCATTAAATAGCGGTATTGCAAAAGAACAAGCCAGAGCTTTATTGCCAGAGGGACTCACTCAAACTACCCTATATATGGCAGGAACTCTAAGAAGTTGGGTTCATTTTTGCGAGCTGAGGCGGGGTCATGGCACACAAAAAGAACACATGGAAGTAGCAGATCAGTGCTGGGATATTCTTGGTGTACATTTTGCTGACGTTGTAAAAGCTATGGAAGAAGTAAGTGAGTAATTTAATTATTATATCACAATTCTGGGAGCAGGATAGACGGGCAGTAGTATATAAATCTATTTTAAAACCGGACTATTATGTATCTTTATTTCAAAATGATGAGCTATCAGCAGAAGTACAGTGCCATAATAAAGGCATGAATTATGCTGAAGATATTGCAGAAAATTGGGTAACAAGGAGCTAATATGGTAAGAGGAATTAAGAGAAGAGATTATGAAAAACTTTCGTCGTCTAATATAAGGCATGTTATATCGCTTCTCGAAGATGAAATTAAACCTATATCAAAAAAAGAAGCATGTTCTATTTTAAATATCGCATATAATACTACTAGACTTAGTAAGATTATTGATGACTTTAAAGACACACTAGAATTTGTTTCTAGAAGGAAAGCTCAGAACAAGGGAAAGGCAGCAACGCGTGGTGAGATACAACAAGTAATAACGGAGTATCTACAGGGAGACAACATATCAACTATAGCAAAAAGTTTATATAGGTCTACTGGTTTTGTAAAATCTATAATTACAAAAGCTGGAGTACCTCAAGTAGATAAGTCTACTTATTGCTACCTCCCGGATGAATGCGTTGCTGAAACTTTCTATACAGGACAAAGAGTATGGTCTGCTAAATATCAAGCACCCGCAATCATAAAAGATGAAATAAGTGTGGATTATCAAGCAGAAAAAGAAGGATATAACGATACTAACTACGAGAAGAAATACTTCTCTAAGTGCTATGCAATTTATGTATTTCAAGAGATCAAACAGGAAGTGCAAGAATTTTTTATAGGAACCTCTACCGGAGGTTTCAATGGGTATTCTCTAGCTTGTGAGTTAGGTAGCTTGGAACATTTAAAAGAGTATGGTGTGGATTTAACTAAACTATGAGAGATTATAGAGCGTGGCAAAGAGCACAAACAGAGTTAAATGCAGATGGCAATGAAGATAGAGGTAGAGAAGGTGAAGACGAAGCTGATACAAAAGCTCCGGGACATTTTAATAGTCGTAAGTTATCAGACGAAGAGTGGATCGAAATCCTTCAAGCTCTTAATGTCGAAGCTACTAAAGACTAGTATTGTATTTTTCCTGCTAAGTAGCTTTTCCCTACTAGAAAAAGCAGCTAATTTAAAAGGAAAATACCTCCTTTGGAAAAATAATTCTTGACAAATATTTATTTATTTATTATAATAGTATTTCAAAAATTGAGGAAGCAATGGGCGACCGATTCTACCGACAACAACTAGAGTTCCTGGGTACATGCCCAGGGTATTATGGCAAACCTAAAAGGACAAGACGCATGGCATGGGATGATGACAAGAAGGCAGAAGCAGTAAGTATGTATACTGAGTCTGATCCTTCTCCTGAAAATTCAATGGAAATTGTAAAAGAGATCGCAGAAGAACTTAATGAGTCACCAAACGGTGTACGTATGATTCTGACAAAAGCAGGTGTATATGTAAAAAAGGCTCCTGCGACTGGCGCAACCAAATCTTCTGGCAGCAACGGTGGTAGTAGCCGAGTTTCAAAAGCAGCAGCTATTGAAAGCCTCTCGGCGGCTCTTACAGACGCAGGCCAAGAAGTAGATGAAGAGATTATCAGTAAACTTACGGGTAAAGCAGCAATGTACTTTGCTGGCATTATCTCTAACGTAAACAGCTAACTCTAATCTAACAAAAACTCCTCTTTCGAGAGGAGCTACTATAACCACGAGAAGGAAACTTCTCGTGGTTTAGTTCGTCTTACAGAAACAACCTTAGAGGTCAGAGACGTAAAAAATTTTACTTACCTGCAGTACTAAGGAGATATATGAGAAAAGAAGAACTAGCAGACACAGTAAAAGAGTATGGCGATGCAGTTATAACTTATAGGAGTGAAAACTCTAATAAGTTAAAATATAATGTATGTACGCTAGACTTTTCTACCCCCTACATTCAGGATAAAAAGAACAGAGCAAAAGAAACTAAGGACACCCTTTTATTATTTTGCTGGGACACTGACTCTTATAGACTCTTGAAACCTAGAAACGTAACTACTATTGTACCGCTTTCGGCCGTACTTAAAAACGGAGGTTAATATGGAGTTATATCAAGCTCCTGAAACATACGAAAGAGTTATACATTATGATACAGAAAAACAGATTCAAGTAAGGCTAGTAGTAAGTGAGTTTAGGGGTACTGAGTACCTTCACTTAAGAAAGTATTATTTAGATTTTACAGAGGAATGGAAGCCGAGTAATGAAGGAGTGTCTATGCCTTTATCGTTTGAAAATTCTAAAGAGCTCTTTTCAGGCTTAGTTGAGATTCTTTCTCTGGCAGAGAGTAAGAATATACTCGAAGAATACTTTTCTGATATTTTAGACGACATGTATCAAAAATAGTTCTTGACTTTTACTCGTTATTATACTATAATATTGTTTCTGTAATTGAGAGAACCCAGTGAAAGAATTTCTTGCACAATGTAATGAGTGTTACTATACAGGCAATCCGATTATTTCGGACGCTGAATTTGATATTCTATCGTTAAAGTATGGAAATACTGACGTCGGTCATACGGTAACTGACGGCACTGCACACTGGTTTCAAATGTACTCCTTACAGAAAGTATTTGATTTGTCAGTATATTCTGACTTAGAAAAATACGTCCGTACTCCAAAGTTAGATGGAGCCGCTGTCTCGTTACTATACGTTGGTGGTGAGCTTGTTCTGGGACTTACAAGGGGTGACGGAAAGTTGGGCAGAGATATTACAGATAAGGTTAAGCACCTCGCTCCCAATACTTTGGATAGTAAGAATATTATTCAAGTAACTGGAGAAGTTGTTTGTCCTTCAAATATCTCTAACGCAAGAAATCTTGCTTCCGGTTCCTTGAATCTCAAGGACGAAAGCGAGTTCCTAAGTAGGCCTCTGACATTTGTTGCTTACGGGTTACAGTCTGAACAAGATATGTTTTCTTACTTCACTGAAGGGTTAGCTTATCTTGAATCTCAAGGCTTTAATGTTGTAACAACTTTTAATGTGTCAGAGTACCCTACTGATGGAGAAGTCTTTAGGTTAGATAGTAATTATCTATTTAATAATGCGGGTTACACCTCACATCATCCTAGAGGCGCTTTTGCTCTCAAACAACAGCAAAAAGGTATAGTCACTACATTATTGGATGTGACTTGGCAGGTAGGCAAATCAGGGGTTGTTAGTCCTGTAGCGATACTAAATCCAATTAAAATTGGAGACGCTGTTGTTTCGAGGGCCACCTTGCATAATATGGAATATATAAATGCTCTGGAATTAGAGATAGGCTGTAATGTAGAGGTTATTCGTAGTGGCGAAATTATACCTCGTATTTTAAGGCGTGTATGATTCCTAAGACCTTGTAAAAAATAATTCTTGACAAAAACCCAAAATTTTCGTATAATATATTTTCATTTTCTGAGAGAACTAAATTGCTGACCCAGATTACAAGACCACAACATTGCCCTAGCTGCAATAGTATTCTTGAATGGCTCAGCCCTTTACTCTATTGCCGTAATTCTGATTGTGCTTCACAATCGAGCAAGAAAGTAGAACACTTTGCTAAAACTTTAAAAATTAAAGGATTAGGCCCGGCAGCAATCAAAAGATTAGATATTAGAGGAGTTGACGAAATCTACAGCTTCACGGAAGAAGAATTATGTGTAGGACTCGATTCCGATAAACTAGGATCTAAATTATTTGCAGAGATAGAAAACTCAAAAAATGCACCATTGAATACAGTTTTAGCGGGGTTCAGTATCCCTCTAATTGGTAAGACCGCAAGTGAAAAACTAAGCTCAGTATGTGATACTATATATGAAATCAATGAGCAAAGCTGCACTGAGGCAGGACTTGGCCCAAAATCTACTGAGAGTCTAACAACATGGTTAGATGAGGTATTTTACCCAACGCTAGAGGGCTCTTTGCCTTTTAGCTTAAAGTTTAATAAATCACCGCAGAGCTCTCAGGCTGGAATTGTATGTATAAGTGGAAAACTGAAGAGTTTTAAAACAAAAGCAGATGCTACAACTTGTTTAAAAGCCGCAGGCTTTGAAGTAAAGACTAGTGTTACAAAAGACGTAACACATTTAGTTAATGAAAGTGGTATAGAAACTGCAAAAACCGAAAAAGCCAGACTATCTGGCATAACAATAATTGAAAACTTAAAAAGTTTTTTAGAGGAATAATTTATGTCAACACTTCCTAAGTGGACCGATGAACGTACAGAAGAGCTAACTACATTTGTAGGCGATGAGTCTCCTGTATCTCAAGAGACTGTAGCTTCTGCTGCTGATCGTCTTGAAACCTCTACTCGATCTGTCTCTAGCAAATTGCGAAAGATGGGTTTTGATGTAGAACTTGCTTCAGCTCGTGGAGGCCGTGCCTTCAGCCCAGAGCAAGAAGCTACTTTGTCTTCTTTTGTCACCGACAATAGTAAGCAATATACTTATGCTCAAATCGCTGAGCATTTTGAAGGCGGTGCTTTTACTGCTAAGACTATTCAAGGCAAAATTTTGTCTATGGAATTGACTTCGCATGTAAAACCTGCTCCTAAGCCTGAGAGTGTACGAACGTACAACGATGAAGAAGAAGCCAAGTTTATTGCCATGGTAAACGACGGCGCTTTTGTAGAGCAAATTGCTGAAGCTTTAGGTCGTTCGGTAAACTCTGTACGAGGCAAGGCTCTTAGCCTTCTCCGCGCACAGTCTATCGATGCAATTCCTCGTCAGGAAACGACTAAAGGCGGATCAAAAGAAGATCCTCTTGCTGCTATCGAAACTGAACTGTCAGACATGACTGTTGAGGAGATTGCAGAACAAATCGGGAAAACACCTCGTGGTGTTAAAACCATGTTAACCCGACGAGGTCTTACTGCCTCAGACTATGATGGAGCTGCTAAGAAAGAAAAAGCTGCTGAATAAAACAACAGCGCTATCTTTCTAACTAGGGCAACCATGGTCTACGGATCATGGTTGCTTTTTCATACTCGGGGAATCTTTTGAATTTATCTAGTGCGTTGCTGAAACAAATAATTGAGTTACAGGACTTTGATACCTGGACTCAGTTGCGCAAGCACTATTTACCCTCCGAATACCAATCTTTATGGTCTGTCGTGCACAAGCATGTAGAGACCTATCACACCTTACCTACTTTCGAGGATCTAAACTATAGCATCCGCGATGGAGTTACTCGCGAAAAAATTCTAGCTATCTCTAGTGTAGAGGTAGAAGCAGATGCGGGTATGCTTCTAGAGTATCTAAAAAATGACTACGTACAAACAGAGGCTTTTTCTCAACTAGAAAAGTATATAGATCAGTCTATTGCTTTCGAGAGTGCCAGAGAGACTGTAGATCATTTACATGAACTCGTAATGGAATTAGAAGAGAAAGTAGAGTTAGAATCTCCAGAGGAGTCTATGCAAAGTATAGCTCTTTTTGAGTCTGACGAAGAAGTTGAAGGCTACCTCCCCCTCGGACTCAATACATTATATGATGAGAGTTTTATGTTTTCTCCCCGAGACTTAATTCTTATCGGTGGTCGTAGAGGGGGAGGTAAGTCTATTACGTGCGCTAATATCGCGAACAATGTTTACCAGTCAGGAAAAACTGCTATCTACTTCACAATTGAAATGGATAGTAAATCGACTTTACAGCGCTTGTGCGCTATAGCAACAGGAGTCCCACACTTAAGACTTCGCTCAAGAAACCTTAGTGTAGTTGAGTGGGAAAAGGTTGCCTCCTGGTGGGCTTCTCGTTTTACGGGAGGAGAAGCGTTGTACAAGTCTTATTTAGTCGACAGAGATTTTGATAATTTACATCATAAATTACGGACTACCTGCGAGTTAGACCCTGTATCTCAACTTGATATTGTATATGATCCTGCATTAACTCTATCTAAAATAAGATCAGAGTTAGATAAAAAAGTCAAGTCTTCTTTAGATGTTGGCGTAATTATAGTTGACTATATAAATCAAGTTAAAAGGTCTAACATACCTAGTCGCATGGGACAGTATGACTGGACGGAACAGATTGAAGTGAGTAAGGCACTAAAGTCAATGGCACAAGAGTTCAATTCGCCCATAGTATCTCCTTATCAGATAGATAACAGTGGAGAGGCTAGATTTGCGAAAGGGATTCTTGATGCTGCTGATGCTGCTTTTACTTTGAATCCTTGGACAACCGAAGATCAATGCATTACTTTTGAGTGTTCAAAAATGAGAAGTGGTAGAATGGAAAATTTTACCTCATTTATGGACTGGGAAACTTTAAGGATTGGTCCTGAGACTGTTCTCAGCCCTAAAGAAGCGGATTCTAGTAAAACGGGTGAAGAAATCAACGATATATAATCATCTACCTGAAAATAGTTCTTGACAAATCTATAATTATCTGATATAATATATGCTTATTATCAGGAGGCTCTATGCCAATAATTAATGGTTCACTAAATCACACTTATAGTGGTAGAAGAAGAAAAGTAATCAGGAGACAGCATGCAAAACCGACTAAGTTTCAGGAGTACAAACCAAAAAAGACGTATGCAAGTGTTCGTTCAGAGGAGGCAAAATGCTACCCATCGTGCACTACTACTATCAAAGCGGCGGCAGGAACTAGAAAAGAGTCTTCCCAATACACCGGAACCTATATCATCGGAATAGCAACGATGCACAAGTCTAATGCTGTACCTGTAACTAATAGGGAATATGCTAAAGACATATCTAAAATGTCTAACTAAGGATTAAATGAAAAGAGCTTATAAAAAAATAGAATCTTTATTAGATGTTTTGCAAATTAATATGGAAGCAAATAATTACAAAGAAGCCGAAAAAGTAGTCAATTATTTAGACATATACTTCTGTTTTATGAATGATGAGCAGAAAGACTATTATCAAGTAGCTAAAGATGCTATAGAAGAAGGGAGGCCCTGGATTATATGACAGTACAAGAGCTACTACAATCTAAAGGAATAGATTATCTTGCTAAGGGAAAAGACTTTCTTGTACGTTGTTTAAATCCCGAACATGACGATAGTAATCCATCTATGAGAGTGGATAGAACTACGGGCATATTTAATTGTTTTTCTTGTGGATACAAGGGAAACGTTTTTAGTTTGTATGGGGAAAAGGTAAGTCAGTTACAGCTAAAACGTGAACTACTCAAAAATAAGATTAACGAAAAGCGCGCAGACAGCGTTGGCCTATCTTTTCCCCTCTCTTACACGTCCTATACTGGGAACTGGAGAGGAATAAAGCCAGAAACATACAAAAAATTTGAAGCATTTCAACATCATGATAGAGAATACTTAGGAAGAATAGTTTTTCCTATAAGAGATTTAACTGGGAGAATAGTAGCATTTAATGGAAGACACACAACAAATGGCATACCAAAATATTATATTGCGCCGCCTAAGGCTAAGCTTCCTCTGTATCCTAGTGATGCTAATCCTATACGGAGTACCTGCTTATTAGTAGAGGGTATCTTTGATATGCTGAATCTTCATGATAAAGGTTTAAATAATGCTATATGTTGTTTTGGCACAAAAAATATATCAAAAGATAAATTAGGCATATTAAAACTTCGAGGAGTGCAAAGAGTAGATATATTTTTTGACGGAGATACTCCAGGACAAGCTGCAGCTTTAGAAGTAAAAGCTATGGCGGAAGAGATAGGTTTATATACTCGAAACATAAATCTTGAGGGACGAGATCCTGGAGACCTTTCAGAAGAACAAGTAGTAAACTTAAAAAACCAATTATATAATTAGGAGTACACATGA